TTAACCGATAGGTTCTTGGTTCGAGTCCAAGTGGGGGAGCATCTGCGGCCCGGTCTCTTCGGAGGCCGGGCCGTTTTCGTTGTCCGGAGTGACGCGGAGGAGCTCGAGGAAGAGCTGCTCCGGGGTCATGCGGATCACCGGGGCCAGCACCTCGATGTCCGACAGGGTGAGCGCCGTCGTGCCGTTGAAGCGTCCCTGGAGGGTGCCGCGGCCGATGCCGGTGCGGGTCTCGAGCTTGCGAAGCGACCAGGGCTCGAAGAGCTCGCGCAGGTGGGATGCGCGCGCGAGCTGAAGGTCTTCGGCCGTCGTGTTCCGGGCTGCACTAGTCATGATCTGGACTGTACTGATTCTGCGCCGTTGTGTCAAGGATTCGTGACATCAGGGCGATTCTCATGGACATTCCGACACGCGGAGCGTCCACGCGTCTTGTTGCTGGCATAAATCCATGTCAGCATGGCTCGCATGAAGGACGATATGGCACAGATCGCCGACAGGGTGCGCGGTGTGATTGCGGAGAAGCGTCTGGATCAGGAGGCGGTTGCCTCGATCCTCGGGATCTCTCGGCAGTCCGTGAGCCAGCGTCTCCGGGGGAAGGTGGCGTTCACCGCCCCCGAGCTCTTCCGGCTCGCGGTGGCGCTCTCGCTTCCCGTCTGGCGGTTCTACCCCGAGGTGCCGGCTCTGGGGCGTGTGGCATGAGCGCCGACGTGGACCTGTACGAGCAGCTGCGCCGCGAGCGGTCCGCGAGGGTGCGGGGCGCGCTGGCGGAGGTCGGGTTCGTGGTGCTGTGCGCGGCCGTGTTCTGGGGCTGGGCAGTGCTGGCCTCCTGAGCTTCCTCGGGGACGTGGCTCACCCGAAGTGCTGCGTCCGCCGGGAGAGCAACCACCAATGAGAAACGCCCCCGCGGCAACGGGGGCGAATCGAGAAAGGAACGAGTCCCTTGAACAGCATCCACGGTATCACCGGTGACGGGGTGAAGCACCTCCGGCACCAGCACGACCCGGAGACGTCCGCCGCCGCGGCCGCCGCGGTCGACCGGGACGAGGCATCCGTCGTCCAGCAGGCCGTGCTCGAGCTCCTCGCCGAGAAGCCCCGCGCCGACTTCGAGCTGATCCCCGCCTACGCCGCCATCCGCGAGGCCCGCGGCTGGCCCATTGTCCAGCCCCACTCGATCGCCCGCCGCCGCTCCGAGCTCCACATGCAGGGCCGCGTGTACAAGACCGAGGAGCGCCGCCAGACCGAGTACGGCCGCCCCGCCGTCGTGTGGGCCGTGAAGGAGGTCGCGTGATGAAGCGCTTCCTCCGCCGAACGGCGCGCAAGATCGCGGTCGGCGCGAATGGCCTGCACGTCGAGGGCCGCCGCGACGAGCGAGGTGGCCGATGATCGCGCGGCCCCGGTACCGGCGCGGTGAGTGGGCTCGCCCGTCTCTCTGGCTCCGTCTCCGTCGAGCGTTCGGCGGTGCACGATGATCGGCGCCGAGAGCGTGCCTGCGGCGGGGCCGTCGCTCTTCTGCCTTGAGCACCAGGCGGAAGGAACCGCGCGGAACTGCCGGCGCTGCGGGACCGCGCGGCTCGCCCATGCTCAGGAGGCGGCGTCGACTGGCGCGGTCGAGCGACTCGACGCAGCTAGCGCGCGGCTCCGACAGCTCGAGCGTGACTGCACGCCGGGCGTGTGGGAGTTCGATGGCGGGGCTGCCTGGCGCGGGATTGTCACCACTGACGGAGACGAGGTCGTCCCCTCGGATGGCACCTATGGGGCGATGAGCGACGCCGATGGCAGCCTTCTGCTCGTCGCTCATTCGGCGCTCAGCGCTCAGATCGCCATCCTCGACGGCGCGGCACGAGCGATCCGCGCCGGCGGGTCGCGCGATCAGACCTGTATCAGCCTCGCCCTCTCGCTGGCAGACGCGATCCTCCGAGGTGCCCGATGATGCCCGCCGACGACACCGCGTACACGGACTGGGACCGCGCCGTCGTCGCGTGCGGGCTGTGCGATGCGGAGTACGAGGTCGAGATCTGGTCTGACCTCCGCACCTTCGAGTGGGGCTTCGAGGCCGCGTGCCCGTACTGCGCCGACAGCGAGCTCGTCCACGAGGACGTGAGCGTCCGGCCCTCGCCCTCCCAGTGGTACCTGATCGCCTTCCTCACCACGCTGGCCGTCGCCATCATCGGCGCCGCTCACGCGTCCCTACCGCTATTCCTCGGCGGCATCACCGTGGCGATCACGCTCTGGACGGTCGCCGCCCTCGACTACCTCGACCGGAAGGACGACGCATGACCGTCCACCACGCCACCGACCCGGTGCCCGCGATCCTGAGCATCCTCGGCGCCCCGCCGAACTGGCCGCAGGTCCGCCCGAGCGACGAGTGCCGCGAGAACGAGCACGACGGCTGCGACGGCGTCACCTGGGACTTCGCGAACGACCAGTACGTGGACTGCGTCTGCGAGTGCCACGCGAACACCAAGGGAGCTGACGTGCGCGGAACGTTCGACGGGGGCGAGTGGGTCCCCGAGCAGGTCCAGACCGCACCCCCGAACCCGGGCGTCGACGAGACGGAGGCCACCGAATGACCACCCTGCAGGGCATCGTCCCCGACCTCGACGAGAAGCTCTACCACGCCCACACGGCCCTGTCCTCGACCGGGGCGCGCCAGCTCCTCGCCTCCCCGGCCCGGTTCCGTTACAGCCAGGACCACCCGCAGAAGCCGAAGGCGGAGTTCGACCTCGGCACCGCGGTGCACTCGAAGGTCCTCGGCGTCGGAGCCCCGACCGTCGCGATCCCGGAGGAGTTCCTCGCAGTGAACGGGGCTGCGTCCACGGCGAAGGCGAAGCGGTTCATCGCCCTCGCCCGCTCGCACGGCATGACCCCGGTGAAGGCCGCGGTCGCCCGCCAGGTCGACGCGATGGCCGAAGCCGTCCTCGCCGACGCGCCCGCCCTGTTCGAGCAGCCCGGCGCGATCCCCGAGGCGTCCCTGTTCGCCACCGACCCCGCCACCGGCGTCGAGCTCCGCGCCCGCTTCGACATGTTCGCGCCCGTCGGCGTCGACCTGAAGACCTCCGCGAAGCTCGTCACCCCGACGAAGTGGGCCTTCACCGTCTTCGATCTCGGCTACGACGTCCAGCAGGAGCACTACCAGTACCTCCGCCTCCTCATCGAGGGCGAGCGACGCCCGTTCGTGTTCGTCGCCGTCGAGACCGAACCGCCCTACCTCGTCGGCCAGTACCAGCTCGACCGCGACTTCGTCGAGATCGGCACCGCGAAGGCCCGCCGCGCACGCGAGCTCTACGCCGCCTGCCTCGAATCGGGCCACTGGCCCCGATACCCCAACGAGATCCAGCTCCTGAAGCCGCCCATGCCGGCGGTCTACGACTTCGAGGACCACTACGCATCATGACCGAACCGCAGACCATCACCCTGCCCGCCGACAGCACCGAGAACCTCCGCTGGCCCGTGAAGCCGATCGAGACGCCGCGCGCACGCCCGGCCGCCGACCCTCTCGCGCCCGTCGAGGTCGCGCAGGCGTTCCCCCGCAACGAGGACGCCGCCCGCGACCGCATGCTCGCGACCTGCTCCCGCCTCGCGGTCGCGTCGCGTGCGTTCTACGAGCTCCCCGACGACGGCGGCTTCGGCCTCTCCGTCCACGCCGCCCGCGAGCTCGCCCGCCTCTGGGGAAACGTCGACTACGGCGTCCGCGAGGTCCGCCGCGACGGCGGCGCCTCCGAGGTGCAGACGTGGGCGTGGGACCAGGAAGCCAACACCCGGTCGACCCGCTCCCTCCTCGTCCCTCACGAGACGACCGCGGACGGCCCCGGCCGCCGCCGGCGGGCCATCGCCGACCCCGGCGACATCTACCTCAACAACCAGAACGCCGGCGCCCGAGCCGTCCGAGAGTGCATCTTCTCCGTCCTCCCCGGATGGTTCGTCGCCGAAGCCGAAGCACAGCTGAAAGCCACCCTCGCCGGCGGCGACGGCCAGGCACTCGACCAGCGCATCGCCGACACCGTCGCCCGGTTCTCCGCCGAGGGCGTCACCCAGACGCAGCTCGAAGCCCGCGTCGGCCGCCCCGCCGCCGACTGGCAGCCGAAGCACCTCCTCGGCCTCGCCCGCGTCCACGCGTCCATCACGATCGACGGCATCCCCGCCACCCGCTTCTTCGCCGAGGAAGCCGTGCAGGTCACCGCGCGGCCCAAGCCTCGGGCGCCCCAGCCGAAGGGGTCGAAGCGATGACCGACGACATGATCGGCGTCCTCGTCGAACTCCGCGGCGACGAGGTGCACATCCAGGTGCTCGCCGCCACGACCGCGGGCCTCGCAATCGACTCCTGGTCGCCGTTCGCCAAGCTCGGCACCATCCGCGAGACGACCGTCGAGGGCGCCCGAGGCAAACGATCCGCCTGGCGCTGGGAGAGCGAAGGCGAGTCCGGCACAGGGGGCACCCGAGCGAGAGCTGTGGCCGCGATGCTCGCCGACGCCGGCTACGAAGAGGTCAAGCTCACGGCGACCATCCCTGATCTCCTTGCTGGCCTCGACGAGGTGGCGCCGTGACCGGGTCAGTCGAGGTAGAAGGTGCTCGAGTACACGCGGCGGCGCGGCCTCCGGTGGCTAGGGGCCTCTCGCCACGTGACCTTCACGACAGTGGGGTACCCGCTCGCCAGGCTGCGCTCAACGTGCAGCGGTACCCAGCCCCCCGCGCACGACTCTAGGAAGCTCAATGTAGTTGCGCACTGCGTCGCGAGCGCCGCTACTCAGGTCCTCGATCGCGGCGACGTGTGCATCTACGCCGCTCGTCGAGTTGAGCAGCCGGAACTTCGGACCGCGCTTGCCGTTGGGCTTCGGCTCGTTGCTCACCTGCCACTCGACGTGTCTCTCCTCTGCACGCGCCGCCCGCACGAGGGCGTACGCCGCGATCAGGACGGAGAGAACCCCTCCAAGAGCGCCGAGCCAAGCGGGGAACGTGTCGCCCCAGTCCGTAATCAGATCCGCCACACCCGCACCCTACCGGTGGACCCGCGATGAGCGCCCCTCCGAAGCTACTCGACCTGTACTGCTGCGAAGGTGGCGCCGCGATGGGCTACTACCGCTCCGGGTTCGACGTGTACGGCGTCGATCACATCGCGCAGCGAAGGTACCCCTTCGCGTTCCACCTCGGCGACGCGCTCATCGTTGTTCGCCGCCTTCTGCTCGGCGAGGCTGTGCCCTTCACGCATCCAGACGGCACCGTCGAGTGGCTCGTGCTCGCGGACTTCGCGGCCGTGCACGCTTCGCCTCCCTGCCAGGCGTACAGCGTGACGAAGCACACGCACTCGAACTCGCACCCCGAGCTGATCGAGCCCACCCGCGAGCTGCTCGTCGAGGCCGGCTTGCCCTATGTAATCGAGAACGTCGAGGGCGCGCTCGATCAGATGCTCGAACCGATGCTGCTGTGCGGGTCAATGTTCAGCCTGAAGGCCAACGACCTCGACGGCGTCCGTCTCGCCCTCCGCCGGCACCGACTGTTCGAGTCCAACGTGTTCCTGATGGCCGCGGGCGGATGCGCTCACGACTCAGACCCCGTTGGCGGCGTGTACGGGCACGGCCGCTCTGACCGGCGGACGAAGCCGCAGGGCGGCCGCGGCGGCTACACCCCCTCGAAGCCCGTTCGGGAGGAGCTGATGGGCATCGACTGGGCGACCCAGCATGGCCTGTCGCAGGCGATCCCGCCGGCCTACACGGAGTTCATCGGAGCCCAGCTCATCGACCACTTGAAGGCGGTGGCAGCATGACCAGCCGGCCATCGACGAAGCGTCAACCGCGGGTTGACAGAGGATCGCGCGTCGAGACGATCCCGTACATTCGGGCGCTCGGCCGCATGATTCGCGCTGCTGGGCGGCGTGCCGCTGACGGCGACGAGCCCGAGCTGCGGGCACTCGTGCAGCTGCGGGATGAGGTCGAGGCGGCCATTCAGGCTGCAGTCCAGGGGCAGGCAGCCGCAGGCCGTTCGTGGTCGTTCATCGCCGATGGACTGGGCACGACCCGGCAGGGTGCGCACAAGCGCTACGGCCGAACCGGGGGTGCCCGGTGATCGGCCCGAAGGTGACGCCGCCGACTGCTGCGGAGGAGCGCGACGCGTACGAGCTCGCGACGCTGCGGGACTCGGGAGCGTGCCAGCGGTGCCGCCGTGCGGTGGGCTCGAACCGGGATCACCGGAAGAACCGCTCTCAGGGCGGCCTGACGCTCGCGTCGAACCTGCAGCTGCTCTGCGGCACCGGCACGACCGGCTGTCACGGCTGGCGCACCACGCACCCCGCCGAGGCGGTCGCCGAGGGGTGGGCGGTGCCCGGCTGGGCCGACCCGCGCGAGTGGCCAGCGCGCCGCTGGATTCGGACGGTGTTCGGGCTCCGCCTCGGCTGGGTGCTCTACGACGTCGCCGGCGGCTGGGTCGAGATCTCCGAAGCGGAGGCGTACGAGCGCATGGGGAAGGAGGCGCCGTGATCGACACGAAGACGGGCACCGCCACCCTGTACGCGGTGTACTGGCCCGCCCGGCAGATCCTGAAGGTCGGCATCACCCGCACGATGCGCCGCGTCGCCGCGTTCACCCGCACCGGCGCACAGGTCATCCTCCTCGACCGGGACCGGCCCGCCTGGCACGAACGGGCAGCGCTCGCCGCCCTCGCCGCCGAGTACGAACGGGCCTTCGCCCGCGAGCTCGACAGCACCGATCTACTTCCGCGCGGACGCGGCTTCACCGAGTGCTTCCGCGTCGCCCTGCACGAGCTCGGCGACGCGATCACCACCATCTTGCGAGGGATACGACGGCATGGGAATGAGCAGGCAGCGGATGCTGCCCCCGGACATCTTCACGGACGAGGACCTGATCGCGTTGCCGATCGACGTCCGATTGACGGCGATCGGCCTGCGGTTGCACGCCGACGACCACGGCCGGGAAACGACGACGCCGTGGATGGTGCGCGCCGCGATCTGGCCGGGGCATCCGGAGATGACGGAGGACGTCCTCATCGAGCACATGCTCGCCCTGGACGATGCCGGGTACATCGGCATCTACTCCGCCGGGGAGCGCACGTACTACGCGCTGCGGGACTGGCCGTCGGTGTCGCACCCCGCCCCGTCGAGGCACCCCGCCCCACCCGCCGATCTCTTCCGGAACCGTTCTGGAGCCGGTCCGGATTCGTTCTCGGCTGGGGAGAGAGGGAGCGAGAGGGAGAGGGAGACGAGCGAGGGGTGGCGCGAGGAGAGCCCCGCCGGAATCCCGCCGTCACCGTTCTGTCGCGTACATCAGCCCTACGGCACCGAACGCAACTGCAGGCACTGCGGCACCGCACGACTCGCGCACGAGCAATGGCTCAGGGAGCACAGCACGGAAGGCGACTGAGGACGTGAGCGACACCTACAGCGACCGGGAGCTCACCGCGTTCATCGACCGGGTGCAGCGGAAGGCCCGCCGGTCACGCAACGGCCCACCGCTCGCCCGAGAGGCGTGGCGGGAACCCCCGGCCGTGACCTTCCAGAAGACCTACGACCACACGACACAGCGCCTGCTGGCGCAGATCCATTTGAACGAGAGGACGTCGCGATGACAGCCCCCGAACTCACCCCGGCCGAGAAGGCGCAGGTCGCCCGCTTCGGCATCCACGACGTCGGAGATGGCCTCCCCGAGGTGCGTGTCGAGCCGGAGCGGAGTAACTACCTGGCGTTCCACGAGGTCGAGATGTTCCGTCTCGCCGGCGTCCCGGTGACGAACACCCCAGACCCGCAGCAGTGCTGTGTGGGGTGCCGGCGCGGGACGAAGGAGCTCGGCGAGTTCCCCTGCGGTCGTGACGGGAAGTGCCGCTGCCACGGGCGGGGGACGCGATGAGCCAGCGCGATACCGTCCTCGACGTCGTCGACCGGCTCACGATCGAGCACCCCTATCGGGCGCTGATCGATGGACAGTCGCGTTGGGTGCGCCGTGACCCGCTGATCCGTCAGCTGCGGGAGGCGATCGCGTCCTCGCTGACGGGCGGGAACGGGACGAAGGCGCAGACGTCCTCGGTGCCGTTCGACACCGACGCGGCGGCGCAGTACGACCAGCTGGAGGGGCAGATCCTCGCGAGCCTGAGCGACCTCCTTCCGGACCGAGTGCCCGAGCTGCTGCCGGAGCAGAACCTCCGCGCCTGGTACGCGGCCGCCCGGCCGTGGCTGGAGTCCGACGCCGAGGCCGAACGGCTCTGGTACCTGATCTGGTCCGGGTGGGAGGAGCGCATCGTCGCGAAGCTTGAGCCCCCGATCGTGCTGGAGCTGATCGACCTCGCCACCCGCCGCCCGTTCCCGTGCCCCGACTGCGGCATGGACTACTACGTCGAGATCCTCAACAGCGGCCCAGACGGGAAGGGCGGACGCTGGTACGACCGCGAACAGCGCGTCGCCCTCACCGCCACCTACCGACCCGACGGACGCGGCGGCCTCGACCGCGCCGCCGTCGAATGCGGCTGCTGCAACTGGCGCGTCACCGGCATCAACGTCCGCGGCTTCGCATGGGACCTCGAACAGACCCCGACGGAAGGAACGAACGCATGACCACCACGAAGACCCCGGAGCAGCTCGAGCGCGAGCAGCTCGACATCCTCAACCAGCTCACCGACGTGCAGGCCCGGCTCGACGGCGTGAACACGGCGCACGCGACCCAACTGCGCGCCGCCCTCCTGTTGCTCGGGCCGGCGGAGATGACGCCGCCCGCGATCCGGATGCTCCAGAGCATCGCAGACGAGTGGGCGGATAGCGCGGCGAGCCCGCCCAGCGATGCCGCGCGCGACGTCGCGGTTCACACCGAGCACGTCACCGTCACCGACGTTCGCGAGTGGGATTGCCTCGAGGGCGGCTGCGACCATCTCGACGAGCGGGGCGAGCCCGAGGACATGTCCGCCTGCCCGATCTTCACCGTCGAGGTGTGCGTCCGGTGCATGGTCGACCGCTACGGGCTCGGCCCGGGCGAGTGGGAAGACCTCGGCCTCATCGAGTGGCCCTGCCCGAACGCGCCGGCCGACGAGGCAGGACAAGAGGAGACCGACCGTGGATGACCGAACACTGCTGAGGCGGGTGTGGGCGGCGTTCGGGTGCGCACTCAACCCGGAGGACTACCAGCCGACGGTGCGGGCGGCCATGTGGGAGCAGGTCATCTCAATGGCCGAGGAGAGCTACCAGCGAAGCAGTCGCGTCTACCGCGAGAACCAGCAGCTCGAGCGCGAGCTCGCCGCACTGCGCGCTCCTCGCCTGATGCAGAACCACATCATCGTGGCGTACCTGCGGACGCTCGAAGCGATGCTCCCGCTGCTCGGCTTCGGCGAGCACTACGTTTCCGCAGTGCGTGAAGCGGCGGGCGCCCTCGAAGGTGAACCCGACGTGGAAGGGAGCGATCGTGGCTAGGTCGATGGGGTCACACCAGAGCGCGCGAGCGAAGACGACCACCTGGCTCACGCCCCCGGAGATCGTTGACGCGCTGGGGCCATTCGATCTCGACCCCTGCGCGGCGCCCTCGCCGCGGCCGTGGCCGACCGCCCATCGTCACATCGAACTGCCGGAGGACGGGCTTGCAGCGGACTGGGCCGGTCGCGTCTGGCTCAATCCGCCCTACTCCTTCGAGGCGTGGCGGTGGCTGGAGCGGCTGGCGGATCACGGTCACGGCACGGCGCTCGTCTTCGCACGGACCGAGACCGCGGGATTCGTCCGCACTGTGTGGCAGCGGGCCCACGGCGTTCTGTTCCTGCACGGGCGACTGCACTTCCACCATCAGGACGGTTCGCGCGCCCGGGCGAACTCTGGCGCCCCGTCCTGTCTCGTCGCCTACGGCGCGGAGGACGCCGAGCGACTGATGACGTGTGAGTTGCCCGGAACCTTCGTTCCACTGAACCCTGAACCCGACGCGGAAGGGAGCGAGCGTGGCTGAGGCGACCACTGCACGTGTCGAGCAGGTGCAGCAGTTCTGGGTCGGGTGCTTGAAGTGCGGATGGGAGTACCCCGACTGGGTGGAATTCCTGGGCGAGGCCGAGAGCATTGCGGATGCCCATCGGTGCGACCCAGAACCCGACGGTTTCGGGCCCATTGGGGAAGGAGGCGCCGGCGCCTGAGCGCGTGCAGATGTCACGCCGCCGCGGCCCAGAACACCCCGATCTCGGCGTGCGAACTGGCAGTATCTAGCCATGACTTGGCTGATGACGCTGCTGTTCGGTCCGAGGACAACCCCAGAGCTCCATGGCGGTGCACGTCTCGGCACCTACTTTCGTGCGGGAGTGCTCGACCTCGAGACTGTCTTCGAAGCCACTGAGCGCGCCGAAGAACTGCTCCGCGAGTCATCGGCCAGAAGCGAAGGACGCGAAACCAACACAACATGGACAGGTGCGACCAGCGACACCACGCCGGAACGGCTCCGCGCAGGAGCTGCACCGGAGCGACGGCACGTCGTCGTGGGCCTGAACATCAGCGGAGTTGGTAGCACTCACGTGTTCTACACGGCGGAGGGAAGTAGGCCGCGTGTGCGGGTTCAGATCACTGCAGACGACATCAACTTCCGCGGGTCCCCAGCCATTGAGGAGCAGCTGGCCGAGTTCATTGTGGCACGCAGCGTCCCGCGATTTCAGTGGAACCGTCTGCTGCGCCCCCTCGCCTACTTGCCGACCATTGTCTTGGCGGCCGCTCTCCTTTGGGCGTCGGTGACGATGCAACTTCACCCGGCGGCCTTGATCTTCGCTCTGACCGTCGTCGCTCTTTCGCTGTTCGTCGGCATCGCTCTCGAACGGCAGGCGAAGGCCTACATCCGCGACCATCAACTCTCCAATCGCATCCGCAACGAGTCGCGAGCGCAGACGTACGCCCGCCGGGCAGATTCCCACCGGGACCTCAAGGTGGGCGTCATCACGTTCGTGGCCACGGCGGCTGCTGCCGTCCTTGCTGGGTATCTCGGGGGTCTGTTCAGCTCGGGCGATGCCGCGAGTTCGCCGACGCCATCCCCTAGAGCCTCAATGATCACGGAGGCAGGAGCATGAGGGAGCTCACCGCCGAGGATCTGGCGCGCGCAGTCGCAGCCGGACTGGATTCCGCGGAGGAGGAGCACGCTACTGGCACGAAGCCGCGAACCCTTGGACGGTCGGAGCTCTGGCGGCTCGTGATGGGCGACATCGACCAATCGGCCTACCGGGCTGGCGCTGTGTCCGAGCTTCGGGAAGCGTTCGACCGAGGACGGAGCGACTTCTGGTGACCCTCACGCTCGTCGCTGCTGCGGAGGCAGCCCCACTGTGGAATCCGCTCAGCATCACCACTCTCGTGCTCGCAGCGTTCGGGACCCTAGGCACTCTCGCGCTTGGCATCTATACAGCAGTGAGCTCTCATAGACGCGACCATCCCAAGGTCGCATGGGAGTTCGACTGGACGGGACCGTACCGAGAACCCGGGACGGACGCGGAAGTGGTGGCGGTGTGGGTCTCGAATCGAGGGAACGGCGTAGCGCATGACGTCGAGGCTGCCGTAGGCATGGATGGCGAGATAAAAAGCGGCGACTCCTGCGGTGACGTGCCATTCAGCGATGGCTTCCGATTCGAGTTCGTGCGGCCTACGAAGCCATCACCCGAGGACTACTTCCGCCATGTGTTCAAGACCTCGGTGATGATCAGGCTCAGGTGGAGCCAGCAACCCAACATGCATCGCCGCGTCGAGAAGGTGTTCGAGCTGCCGATCCGGGACGGGCAATCTCAGCACGTAGCCTCCCGCCCGTTGCCGCGACGCATCCTCAACGACCGAGGTATCTACTGACCCGACACGACATCCGCGGTGTTCGCGTTCGTCGGCAGCGTCTGTTAACGTGGACCTCGCACGGGACCTTTGTGTCCAGAATCGAAGCCCTCGGCCTTTCAGGTCGGGGGCTTCGTCGTTCCCGGCGTCGAGGCGAGGTGAGCGACATGGGCACCGATCGCAACGGCAAGGGCCATCGGGCGTACCGCCGCAAGCAGGCAGCGTTGAAGCGCCGCACCGCCGTGGAGAACCTCCCGTGCGGGTACGGCTCCAACTACGGGTGCGGGCAACCGATCGACACGACGCTCCCGCCCGAGCACCGCCTCTCGTTCACCGCTGACCACCCCGCCGCCCTCCGCCACGGCGGGAAGCTCGTCGCCCAGGCCCTCGTCCCGATGCACCGGGGCTGCAACAGCCGCAAGGGGGACGCGGCGCCAGTCGAGATCTGGGAGGCGTCGTGAGCGTGCTGCAGGCTGTCGAGTTCGCCCGTGCGGGGTACCGGGTCGCCATCATCGGAGACGGCGCATCCCGAACCCACCTCCCCGAAGCCGAGGCGGACGCAGGCATGGACGCCACCAAGGTCCGGCGTGCCAGTGGCTGCGCTCGCATCGACTTCCGCTCAGGTGGCCGGCTCACCTTCCACCGGTCACCGGATAACACCCGCGGCTACAGCCTGGACGTCGCCTACCTCATGAGCCCGGACCTGGCGGCAGCCCCCGACGCCATGAGAACCATCGAACCGTGCTTCGCGACGTCGCCGCTCGGTTTCCGTGTCGAGGTCATCGCCTGACCGCCCCACCGCAACCCGGCCCGGGCAACCATAGACGGGAGGCGGGTCATGAGCAGAGACGCCGGCAGGAACTCGAGGCCGCGCGACGACCGCTCCTTCGCGGAGCGGCTCATGTCCCGGTACGACGTCGACCCGTCTACTGGCTGCTGGCAGTGGACAGGGACTCTCATGTCCGGTGGCTATGGGCAGATCGCCCGCCACGGTCGGAACACCACCGCGCATCGCGCTATGTGGGAACACCTACGTGCCCCCATCCCGCCGGGCGAGACTATCGACCACCTCTGCCTCAATCGTCGCTGCGTGAACCCAGACCATCTCGAGGTAGTCACTTACAGCGAGAACAACTACCGACGATTCCAGACCCGCGAGCCGCTGCATACGCCCGCATAAAATCCAGCGGCTCGCGGGCGCTGCCAGCCTCCCGCGCGGTCGCGGCAGCTCTCTCCGCAGGTGAATACGAGCGTGGGGGAATTCGGAGGGGAGGGCGGAGCGATGGGTAGGCCCAAGGCCCCCTGTGGCACCGATGCGGCGTACCGCCGCCACCTCCGAAACGGTGAGGACGTGGACGCGGCGTGCCGTCGAGCGCACACCCAGGCCGGGCGGAAGACGTCACGGCGCCCGTCGATGCCCGCCGAAGACGACCCGGGCGAGCTCGGCGCCGGTGCCGAGGCTGACGAGGACGTCGCGCGCGGCGGCGAGCCGGACGACATGAAGCTGATCCTCGACGCGCTCCGGAAGGCACTCAAGACCGTCGCGGAGGAGGACCCGGCGCGGATCGCGCCGGTCGCTCGCGAGTTCCGTGCCGTCGTCGAGGCCGTGCGTGGGCCTGCTGAGCCCCCGAAGGAGCTGAGCCTTGCCGACCAACTCGCCGAAGCCCGCGCAGCTCGGGCTGCAAGAGCCGCGGGTAAGGGCGCTTCCGCCTAGCCGCGTCGACTCGCTCCTCGACGACATCCTCGACATCGCCGACCTGGCGAACATCACGTGCGACCCGTGGCAGGAGGGCGGGCTCGAAGCGATCGCCTCGATCGACGCCGACGGGCAGTGGGCCGCGACCGAGTTCGGGGTGCTCGTCTCCCGCCAGCAGGGCAAGGGCAACATTCTGCTGCCGTACGAGCTCGCCCACCTCTACCTGTGGCCCCGGGAGGACGGTGCCCCGAAGCTGATCGGCCACACCGCGCACGAGGGGGCCACCGCCCGCGAGGCGTTCCGTCGAGCACGCCGGACCATCCTCGCGTCGCCGATCCTCCGCGCCGAGCTCGTCGGCGGCGGGAAGCAGACCGCGCAGGGCGTGACCGGCATCTCGACCGGGAATGGGAACTGGGCGATCGAGCTGAAGAACGGCAACCGCCTCGTGTTCTTCACCCGCACCGGTGCCGCGGGCGTCGGCGTCTCGTTCGACGTGCTGATCGTGGACGAGGCGCAGCACTCGCCACTGACCATCCTCGAGGCGCTCCTGCCGGCGACGGATGCCAGCCCGAACAAGCAGGTCCTGTTCACCGGCACGGTCCCGAAGGAGGACCAGGACGGCGAGTACTTCGAGGGTCTGCGCGACCGGGGCCGCAAGGGCGGGTTCGAGCGCACCGGATGGATCGAGCACACCCCCGTCGGGTCCGACGACCCGGACACCGCGGAGAAGATCGACCTCGGCGATCCGCAGACGTGGCGCGAGGCAAACCCGGGCCTCGGCATCCGGCTCGCGTGGAAGACGGTTCAGGACGACTGGGACCGGATGGGGCAGACCAACCCCGAGGCGTTCGCCCGGCAGCGGTGCTCGATCTGGCCGAGCCGCCGCCCCGAGGTCGCGGAGAAGCGCTCCGAGCTCGACCTCGACGTGTGGAAGCGGCACGCCCGCGACGACGCTGGAGTCGCCGGCGACGGCGCGGTCATCGCCCTGGCCCTCGGCCGCGGCGGCGGGTCAGCGACGATCGCGAAGGCCATCCGTGTCGACGACGAACACATCGCCGTCGAGCACCACAAGACGGCAGCCGGGACGCTCTGGCTGGCCGCCGACGTGAAAGCGCTGAAGGCGGAGCTCGGGAACGCGCTCGTCGTCCTCGACCCGAAGAACGCGGCCGCCGTGATCGGGCAGCTCGACGCGGCCGGGGTGAAGTACCTCGCCATGAACCTCGACGAGATCGCCGCAGCGCACGCCCTGTTCATCGAGATGGTCAACGCGGGCATGGTCCCGCACCGAGACCAGCCCGAGGTGACGAAGTCACTCGAGCTCGCCACGACCCGCGCCGTCGGCCGGGCCGGGTTCACGTGGGAGCAGTCCGACCCGACGAAGCCCGTCACCCAGGCACAGGCCGTGACCTGGGCGTTCTGGGGCGTCCTCAAGTCCGAAGCGACCCCCAAGAAGCGGACGCCGCCGCCGCCCGCGGCGGTGCTCACTCGCACCTCCGTGACCGGCAACGAAGTGGACCTCGCCTCGGCGGGGTTCTGATGAAGGAGGTCCCGCCTTGGCAGAGATCGGTTACCAGGCGGACAGCGGCCTTCTCGGCTGGGGCAAGCTCGCCGCGGAGACGCACGAGACGAACCCCGATCTGCAGTGGCCCCTCTCCATCGACGTGTTCGACCGGATGCGGCGCGAGGACCCGCAGGTCAAGTCCGTGCTGCGCGCGGTGACGCTGACGATCATGCGCACCGACTGGGTGCTCGACGGTACCGGGTGCCGAGACGAGGTTGTCGATCAGATCGCCGCTGACCTCGGGCTGCCGGTGAAGGGGCAGCCCTACGTCGCCCCGCTCCGCACGAAGGGCCGGTTCTCGTTCAAGGAGTTCCTGCGGCTCGCGCTGCTCTCCCTGCCCTACGGGCACTCCTACTTCGAGCAGGTCTACGACCAGTCGACCGGCTCCACCCGGCTCGCGAAGCTCGCCTGGCGGCCGCCGCGCACGATCTCCGACATCGAGGTCGCCCGCGACGGCGGCCTCGTCGCGATCCGCCAGCACGGCACCGCCGGTCGCGCCGACGTCCGCATCCCCGTCGACCGGCTCGTCGCCTTCGTGAACGAACGCGAGGGCGCGAACTGGATCGGCGAGTCGCTCCTGCGGGCGGCCTACAAGATGTGGCTGCTGAAGGACCGGCTGCTGCGCATCCAAGCGCTCACCGCGGAGCGGAACGGTCTCGGCCTGCCGGTGTTCACGATGGGCACGCCGCCCGAGGGCGGCGACTTCGACGAGACCATCGCGTGGATGGAGAAGGAGGTCGCGCGCGGCCTCGAGATCGCGAAGCAGGCCCGCGCCGGCGAGGCCGCCGGCGCCTCTCTCGCGCACGGGTCGACGCTGCAGTTCGTCGGCGTCACCGGGAAGCTGCCCGACACCGACAGGCCGATCCGGTACTACGACGAGCAGATCGCCCGCGCCGTGCTCGCGCACTTCCTGAACCTCGGCACCGAGACCGGATCATGGGCGCTCGGGTCGACGTTCGCGAACTTCTTCACCGACTCGCTGAACGCCGTCGCCCAGCACATCGCCGACGTCACCCAGCAGCACGTCATCGAGGATCTCGTCGACCTGAACTGGGGCACGAGCGAGCCGGCACCCCGGCTCGTTCCCGCGCCGATCGGTGAACAGCAGCCCGTCACTGCCGAGGCGATCAAGGCGCTCATCGACTGCGGTGCGCTCACCCCAGACCCCGAGCTGCAGGAGTTCCTACGCGCGAAGTACGGGCTGCCCGTGCTCGCCGCCGAGCTCGCCGCGAAGGGCGTCGACCCGGAGGCGGCCCGGCAGGTCGCGATGGACGCGGCGATCACCGCCCAGCGGCTCTACCTCACGACCGACAAGTTCGCGCTGTCGCAGGCGGAGGTCCGCGAGCTGATCCGCAAGGCGGGCGCCGAGCTCGAAGGCGACGGACCCGACGTCGACCGCATCCCATCGAACGAGCCCGAGGAGGCCGCATGAACCCGTTCCGACCGCCCGGGCGCGCCAGCGCCGAGCGCACGCCGATCCGCATGGAGGCCCCCTCCGCGAAGACGGAAGGCGCCACGGCGACGCTCCGGCTCTACGACCCGATCGACAGCTACGGCGACTGGTGGGGCGTCTCCGCGAAGGAGTTCACCCGCGTCCTTGACGAGTTGCCCGACGACGTCAGCGAGATCCGGCTCCTGATCAACTCGCCCGGCGGCGAGGTGATGGAAGGCATCGCGATCATGAACGCCCTGCGCGCTCACAAGGCCCGCGTCGTCGCGGTCGTCGAGGGCATCGCCGCGTCGTCGGCATCGTTCATCGCCGCCGCCGCGGACGAACTGGTCATGATGCGCAACAGCGAGCTGTACATCCACAACGCGTGGGGCGTCGTCATCGGCGACGCGGCCGACCTCCGGTCCATGGCCGACGACCTCGAGCAGCACTTCGACCGCAACATCGCCAGCGTCTACGCGGCGAAGTCAGGCGACTCGGTCGAGCACTGGCTCGCCGAGATGGACAAGGACCGATTCCTCACGGCCGACGAGGCCGTCGCCGAGAAGCTCGCCGACCGGGTCGAGGGCGTCGGCGACGCCGCGGCCGCGAAGGCGAAGTTCGACCTCTCGGTGTTCGCGCGAAAGGGCGGCCGTCAGGCTGCCGCTCGTGCGGATGCCGGCAAGCTCCCGAGCTCGACCGAGCCGGGTGAACCCATCCGAAAGGAGAACGTCGTGGGATACGACGACCTGAAGGCTGGCCTCCGTGAGCGGCTCGGTGTGACCGATGCCGTGGCCTCCGACGAGACGCTGCTGGCAGCGCTCGACGAGGCGCTCGAGGAGCAGCTCGACACCCCGGCGGCCCCGGCCGCGAAGATCCCCGACGGCGCGATCGTCGTCGACAAGGCGGCCCACGAGGAGCTCGTGCGCGACGCCGCCGCAGGCCGGAAGGCGATGGACACCATCGACGCCTCCCGGCGCGACGGCATCATCGCCGCTGCCCTCACCGACGGCCGCATCTCGGCCGCCTCGAAGGACGGCTGGCGCGCCCAGCTCGACCAGGACGAGCCCGGCATCGCCGCGCTGCTCGAGTCCTTCCCCAAGAACGCCGTGCCGGTCGAGGAGGTCGGCCACTCCGACACCCTCACCAGCGTGGACGACGCGCTGTACGGCCAGGTGTACGGCTCGACCGAGAAGGAGGCCTGAGATGGCTGACTACCTGCCCAAGTTCAAGCCCGGCCAGGCGGTGACGTTCGCGGCGTCGGCCGACGTGACCGGTGGCCGTCTGGTCGCCGTCACCGGAGCCCGGACCGTCGGGCCCGCGGGCGCTGACTCGGCCGCCGTCGTCGGTGTCGCCGGCTTCGACGCCAAGGCCGGAGAGCGGGTCACCGTCTTCACTCGGGCCGGCGGAGTCCACCCCCTCGTCGCGAGCGGCGCCATCGCTGCTGGCGCGAAGGTCTCGTCCGCCGGCTCGGGCAAGGTCCAGACGCTCGGTTCCACCACCAACCCCGTCGGTCTCGCGCTCGAGTCCGCGGCCGCCGACAACGACGTCATCGACGTCCTGTTCATCTGAGAGGAGATGACGTGTCGTACACCTACCCCGTGAGCCACCCTTCGGGAACGCTCACCACGGAACAGCTGCACCTGTTCCTGTCCCGCTCGAACCTCATCGCCCGCCGCGTGGCGGACATCACCAAGATGCGGTTCATCGCCGACTACCTGCTGCAGGGTCGTTTCGACGCGACCGGCGGCGGGATCTTCTACGAGACCGGCGAGCCGGTTTTCGCGAAGGACGACCCCGAGGCCGTCGCCCCTCTGGGCGAGTACCCGGTCGTCGTCCTCGAAGACGGCACCGTCGTCTCGGCGAAGACCGACAAGTGGGGCCTGGACACGATCATCTCGGACGAGAAGATCGCCCGCCAGGGGCGCACCCCGGTCGACCGCGGCATCCTCCGCGTCAGCAACTCGATCGTCCGGTTCGTCGACTCGGTCGCGATGGCCGTCATCGCGTCCCGCGTGTCGAGCACGTTCAACTCGGGAACGTGGGATTCGGCCGGCGCAGCCGTCGAGTCGATCCTCACGATCCAGGCGGAGCGGGCCGAGCTCGGCCTCGGCTTCGAGCTCGAGACGATCGTGCTCCGGCCGGCGCAGTACGCGAAGGTCATCGGCATGCTCATCGACGACAAGGCGCTGCCCCGGGAGTCCGGCGAGACCGCGATCCAGGGAAGCCTGCCGGTCAACGCGCTGGGGCTCACCTGGGCCACCACGCCGCACTTCCAGGGGACGAACCCCCTGCTGCTCGACCGCGACAACCTCGGCGGCATGGCCGACGAGAAGCTCGGCGGCCCCGGCTACGCCTCGGCTGGCAGCTTCGGCGTCGAGGTGAAGTCGATCCGCGACGACGACACCGAGGGCTACAAGGTCCGCGGCCGCCGTGTCACGGTGCCCGTCGTCACCGAGCCGCTCGCCGGCGTCCAGCTCCTCGGGACGGGCCTCTGATGGCCGCCGCGAAGGCCGCCGCGACGACGACGACCACGCAGCCCAGCGAACCGGCCACCGATCCCGTCGAGCCCGGCGAGTCCGCGAACAAGGCCACCACCTCGCCTGAACCGGCCGCCGCGGCCGACAAGGCGACTCCGGCGAAGGCGACTCCGGCGAAGCCCGCCACGGCGAAGGCGCCCGCCCTCGTCGTGCTCGGGCCCGTCGCGGTCCTGCCCCTCGTGGCCGGTGGTGAGCGGTACGTGTACCGCGGCACTCCCGTCGGCGACGAGTACACCAAGGAGGGCGTCAAGCACGCCCAGTCGGTCGGCCTCGTCGGCACGGCGACGAAGTAGATGACCAGGGGGCGATGACGTGATCAAACACGACGAGATCGGCACCGATGAGGACCTCGCACGCGAAGTTCTCATCGTCGGTCGCGACATCGCCCCCTGCATCTCAGCCTTCCCCGACGACAGCGAGGAGCGGAAGGATGCCATCGCCATCCTCCGCCGCGTCTACCGAGACTGCGCCGCCCGCGGTGCGCGCTCGATCAAGTCGCAACGGATCGGCCCCGCCGCTGTCGAGTACGCCGTCGTCGCGTCCGCGTTCGACGGCCAGCCGCGCCGCGCGCTCCGCGCTCTCTGCGCCGCACCCGCCGCCGAGGGGCACTCGGTTGGCAGCTTCCCGACCGACCGGCCGATCGCCCGGCTCTGGCCGGAGCGCCACTGAGGAGGCGGCTCCGATGCACTTCGAGCACGGCCGAACGGTCTACCGCCTCCGCGCGAAGCCGGTCCTCGACCCCTACAGCAAGAAGCTTGTCGGCGGTGACTGGGCGACGCCCGACGTCCTCCCCATCGAGGGCGCGTTCGTCGCGTCGACCTCGACCTCGATGCTCGGCGACGCGACCCGCTCGCAGGCGCTGGAAGCGAAGTCCCTCTACTGCGCCCCGGACGCCGACGTCCAGAAGGGCGACCGCATCCGCGACGGCGAGGAGGGTGCCTCGGTCTACACGATCGACGGCATCCCGCCCGCCGCCGACACGAACCCTTTCACCGGCTGGACGCCGGCCCGTGAGATCCCGCTGACCCGTTCGGTCGGCTGACCGAAGGAGGCCGTGATGGCCCGCAGTGGCGACACCGACGTCGAGTTCAACCCCCGATTCTTCGAGACCGTGCTCCGCCAGCCCGGCGTCGAGCGGCTCGTCGACAGCGTCGGAGCGGCAGCCCTCGCCGCCGCCAAGGCGAACGCCCCGGTCGACAGCGGCGACTACGAGCGCGGCCTGCACATCGAGCACCACGAGTCGCGCTACCGGCGCACCACGCGCGTCGTCGGCAGTGACCCGAAGACCATGCTCATCGAGTCCAAGACGGGCAACCTCGCCCGGGCCTTGAAGGCGGCGAAGCAGTGAGGGTCACCCCGCCGAACCTCGAGCTGTGGCTCACCGACTACGTGCGCGAGCTTGCCGCGGCCGAGGGGCACGACGTGGACGTCTCCAACAAGGAGCCCGCCGACCTCGGCCAGCAGCTCCCGCTCGGGCGGCCGCTCGTCGTCATCCGCGACGACCCCGGCTCGCGGACCGACTGGACCACCTTCGATCGCTCCATCGGGGCATCCGTCCTGGCTGGGTCGAAGGTGTACGACACCCCGGCGAAGGATCTCGCGCTCTGGCTCGCCGGCGTCCTGTTCGACGACGAGCTGCCCCTCGTGCCGGGTAGCCCGATCGCGACCGTCGACTTCAGTGGCTGCAACGGCCCGTACGCGGTCACGGAGGAGCTCGACGTCGCCCGCCAGTATCTGACCGCCCAGTACATCGCCGTCGGCTCCTGGGGAGCCCCGAACGAAGGAGCACCCGGATGATCCACGCCGACGTCATCATCGCCGCCCCGCCCGCACCGCCGGCCGCCGCGCCGGTCGAGACGGCCCCGCAGACTCCGCGCCCCGAGACGGCGCGGAGGACGAAGCCGGCACCCCGCCGGCCCTCGTCCCGAACCCCCATGACGCCCGCTCAGCGGGAGAAGGAGGACACCCCCTCATGACTGCTGACGAGCAGGGCAACGACCTCGGCGCCGTCGGAGTCCCGATCACCGGGCTCGCCGCGTTCGCGCCGCTGGACCCCGCCAACGTCATCCCGAAGTCCGGGCTTGGCGCGAGCCCGCTGGCGCTGCCGGCCGGGGCGAAGCGCCTCGGCCTGTTCAAGCAGGACGGCGGACCCACGCCCGGCCGTGAGACCGGCGAGGCGATCGAGTTCTTCCAGGTCGGGTACAAGCTCGCCGGCGAGGGCACCCGGACCGTGCAGATCGGTCTCGCCGAGCAGAACCCGACCGTGCAGGCCCTCATCGAGGGCGCCGAGCCCGACGAACACGGCGTGATCGAGGTCTCCTCGTCGCTGCCCGACAACCGCTTCATCCTCTACGAGGTGACCCGGTACCGGAACGGCTTCGAGAAGCGCAAGGAGGGCGTCGCGTTCATCTCCGCGGTCGAGCCCGACCAGCAGGAGCGCGGCTCCGTCGAAGGCGCCGCGGTCACGTTCACGTGGCTCGAGCACGACCTGTTCAACGGCGCCCCGTTCTGGCAGTGGGGCCCGGCCAAGCCCGGGACCGTCCCCGCGACCGGCGCGACCGCCGGCACGCCCGGCGCGTTCACCCCGGCCGGCGCGGCCGCCCCGGCGACCCTCGCCGCGCTGCGCGCGCTCGGCTCCCTCGGGCAGTCGACCGCGTGGACCACCGGCCAGCACGTCATCCTCGGCGACGCGTCGCACGCGTACTGGGACGGCGACAGCTGGGAGACCGGCAACGCCGCGTAGGCGTCGCCCGAGAACGACTGGCCGGGGTGCTATCGGGTCGCCCCGGCCAGTCCACCACCCGTAACCCGAGAACCCCGATTGGAGGGCCATCATGGCCGCACCCCGCACCACCAAGAGCACGGCGAAGCCCGCCGAGCCTGAACAGCCCGTCTACGACTTCGACGCGTGGACGGAGGAGGACGAGCGGAAGGCGATCCAGGCGGCCGTGCCCGACGTCCGCTACATCATCGTCGAGAAGCGGTTCATCGGCCGCCTCGTCGACGGCACGATCATCGAGGTGCCGCTCACCCTCAGCCTCGACGAGGTCGACGAGATGCAGGCCGAGTTCGCGACCCCGATCGACCAGTTCAAGTCGCTCCTCGGCAAGTTCGGCGGCGAGAACGCGGCCGCAGAGTTCTCCAAGCGCGACATGGTCGAAGCGGCCATCCTCGCCGAGAAGTACTTCCGCACCCTGCAGAAGGTGCAGCAGGCCGCGTTCCCGGAATGATCGCCGTCGCCCAGCTCATCCGCGACCATCCCCGAACCGTCGCCCGCACCTTGCGGGAGACGTTCGGGGTTGGCCTGTCGGACCTGGGCGACGGCCTCATCTGGGGCGAAGCGAAGGTCCTCCTCGAGCAGGCTGCCGAGGACCCCGCCACCGCGCTCGGTGCGGAGCTCGCCGGGTGGGCGTACCCGGCATCCATCCCCACCCTGATCTCGCTCGTCGCGCAGATCGGGGACCCGAAGGCGTCGAAGAAGCTCATGCCGTGGGCGATGAAGGTGCCGCGCCGCGAGCAGCAGGCCACGCCCGACGAGGTCGCCGCGGCGGCCGCTGAGCTCGAGGACGGCATCCTCTTCAGCTGATCCGAGGGGGTGCCATGTCTTCCGAGGTCGGTAGCGGTCACGTCAGCATCTTCCCGGTGATGACCGGATTCAAGTCGACGGTCACGAAGGAGACGAAGGCCGCCGGCGCTGCTGGCGCGAAGACCTTCGAGGGCGGGTTCAAGGGCGCCGGCCGGGGGACCGGCCGCACTCTCGGCCGCGACCTGAAGGCGGGCCTCTCGTCGGCCGCCGGCGACCTTGGCGCGGCCCCGATGCGGAAGCTGACCGCCGAGGTCGCGGCCGCGTCGACCGCGCTGTCGAAGGCTCGCCTGAAGCAGCAGGACGACGCCGGCCGCACCCGTGTCGCCGAGGTGCGCCTGCAGGAAGCCATCGCGCGTGGCGGCGCCGAGTCGGCGCTCGCGGTCGCGGCGGCCGAGCGGCTCGCTTCGGTGCGCCGTGCGCAGCAGATCAGTGCCGACGCCGTCACGGCGGCGACGAGCCGGCTGAAGGCGGCGCAGGACGCCGTCACCGCGGCGACCGCCGCAACGTCGATCGCCGCTACGTCGGCATCGGGCGGTCTCCGCGACATGGTGCTGAACCTCCGCGCCGGGTGGACGGATGCGAAGGCTGCGCAGTCGGCCTTCACCGGCCTGTCCGGCTCCGTCGCCGGGTTCCTCCGCGCCGTGTCCGACGTGACCGGGCTGACGCACCTCGGCCGCCTGGCGCGCCTCACCGCCCGCCAGGTGTCGACGTCGTTCACCTCGCTCGCGACGATGGTCGGCGGGCAGCTCGCGAAGGGCTGGACGGCGTCCGCCCGCTGGCTCGGCGGTGTCGGCGCCACGGTGCGCACCGCACTGGCCCCGGTCGGCCGGGCCGCGTCGGCCGCCGGCGCCGCAGTCGCGTCCCCGTTCATCCGCCTCGGGCAGGGCGTCGCGGCCTGGATGAGCCCGGTCACCTCGCAGGTGTCGGCCGGGTTCCGCAAGCTCGTCGGTGTCGTCGGCCCTGCCGCGTCGAACATGGTGTCGACGTTCCGCTCCGGCCTGTCGACGCTCGGCTCGCAGGCGGCGTCCGCGCTGCAGTCCGTCGTCAGCGCCGCGCAGCGCGCCGGCACCGCCGCAGGCCAGGCCCTCGGGGCAGGACTTCGGAACAGCGCCACAGCCGGCGTCACCGCCGCCGCGGCAGGCATCGCCGTCGCGTTCGGGAAGGGCTTCAGCCGCCTCAACGCGATCGACACGGCCCGGGCGAAGCTCACCGGCCTCGGGAACGACGCCGGCACCGTCAAGACGATCATGGGCGACGCGCTCACCTCGGTGCGTGGCACGAGCTTCGGGCTCGGAGAGGCGGCCACCGTCGCCGCGTCCGCGGTCGCGGCGAACATCAAGCCCGGCGCGCAGCTGCAGGCCCACCTCAAGAACATCGCGAACAACGCCTCCGCGGCGGGCCTGTCGATGGAGGAGATGGGCTCCATCTTCAACAAGGCCGCCACCCAGGCCAACGGCGTCCAGAACGACGTCATCGGGCAGCTCGCCGACAAGGGCATCCCGATCTACAAGGCCCTCGGCGACCAGCTCGGCGTCACCGCCGGCGAAGTGTTCGAGATGGCCTCGCGCGGCGAGATCGACTTCGAGACGTTCTCGAAGGCGGCGGAGAAGGCCGCCGGCACCGTCTCGCAGGAGATGGGCAAGACCGTTCCCGGCGCAGCGAAGAACTTCCTCGCCGCAATGGGCCGGATCGGGGCGAACGCGCTCGAAGGCGTCTACGCGAAGATCGGGCCGCTGATCCAGGCCGCCACCTCCGCCCTCGGCCCCATCGAGGAGCGGGCGAAGGCGTTCGGCGGCGTGCTCGTGAAGGTCCTCGGGCCCGCGATGGACTGGCTGACGAACCTGTTCAATCAGATCGGCTCCGGCGCGGGCCTGGCTGGCACGGGCCTGCAGGGGCTCTCCGGCATCATCGGTCCGCTCGGTGCCGCGTTCGCGGCGCTCGGCGCCGGTGGCATCGGCGGGCTGCTCGCCAAGCTCGGCCCGCTGAATGCCCTGCTGCCTGGCCTGTCCGGGGCGCTCGGACTGCTCGGCGGCCCCCTCGGGATCGCCGCGGCCGCGCTTGCAGGCTTCATCGCAACCGGCGGTGACGCGGGCGCGCTCGTGTCCGGGTTCACCGGCATCATCGACCAGATCGTCGGGATGCTCCCCGGGCTGATCGGCGCCGTCACGGCCGCGGTGCCTGGCATCGTGCAGGCGATCCTCAGCGCAATCCCCGAGCTGCTGACGGCGGGCGCCGGCATCATCCAGGCGCTCATCTCCGGCATCGTGACCGCGGTCCCGCTGCTCGTCGATGGCGCGCTCAGCCTGGTGCAAGGACTCGTCCAGGGCATCGTCTCGAACCTGCCGGCCATCATCGACGCCGCGATCGAGCTGGTGACCTCCCTGCTCGACGGGATCATCCAGGCCGTCCCGCTCCTGATCGACGGGGCGCTCGCGCTGGTCTCCGGGCTGCTGTCCGGGATCGTAGCGAGCTTGCCGGCGATCATCGCCGGCGGCGTGAAACTGCTCGTCTCGCTCGTGCAGGGGATCGTCGCCGCACTGCCGATGATCGTGCAGGCCGCGCTCGATCTGGTCATGGGCTTGCTCGACGCGATCATCACGAATCTGCCCCTCATCATCGAGGGCGGCATCCAGCTGATCCTGTCGCTCGTCCAGGGGCTCGTCGCCGCGCTACCGCAGCTGATCACCGCCGCGATCAACCTCGTCATCCAGCTCGTAACCGGGCTGCTGACGATGCTGCCGCAGCTGATCGAAGCGGGCATCCAGCTCGTCGTCTCGATCATCACCGGCCTCGTCGAAGCGATCCCGCAGATCCTCGAGATGATGCCCGAGATCGTGAAGGCGATCTGGGAGGGACTCGCCGGAGTCGACTGGCTGGACCTCGGTATCCAGATCGTGCAGGGCATCATCGACGGTCTGCTGTCGATGGTCGGTGCAGTCGGCGACGCGATCGGGGACATCGCATCCAGCGCGTGGGACTCGTTCACCTCGTTCTGGGATATCCACTCGCCGTCGCGGCGCATGTACGGCGCCGGCCGCAACGTCGTGCAGGGCGCAGTCAACGCAATCGACGACGAGGGGCCCGGGTTCGGTGACTCGCTCGTCGGCATGGCGCAGGACGCGTCCGTACGAGCACAGCAGGCGATGGACACCGTCTCTACGACGGTTGCCGCGGCCGCGTCGAGCTCGGCGCCAACCGGCGCGGCGGGTGGTGCAGGTCCGCAGGTGGTGCAGAACAACAACTTCGCCGAGATGGACCCGCAGGTCGCGGTCGATCTCGCCGGCGAGAAGATGCGCCAGCTCTACCGGTGAGGCAGGTGAGTCGATGTCGGAGGTCCTGCGGATCAGGTTCGGTCAGGTGCACATCCTCGGGCGCCCCCTTGAGGGGCGCCCGGTGGATGGGCTCTACGTCAAGCGGGACGGGTTCACCGGCTGGGATGACTCTGGCGATGCTCGCTGGGAAGCGATCGACATGCCGGGCCAGCACGGGCAGTTCGACGTCCCGGTCATGCAGGGGCCCCGGACCGTCACCATCGCGGGCTGGGCGCTCGCGCGGACTGATCGGAAGCTCGCGCAGCTCCGCTCAGTCGTGACGGGTCTCGGTGCCGAGGGGCCGTTGCGGCCGTTCATCGACCACCGTGGCGAGACGCTCTGGGCCAACGCCCGCCGCGGAGGCAAGACCGAGTTCCGCGATGCCGGGCTGTATCACGGCATCCGCCGCGCCGGTTTCGTTCTCCAGCTCGTCTGCGCGAACCCCAGGAAGTACGGCGCAACCCGTACCTTCCCCGGCGGTCGGGCGGCGTTCCACTACGGCAACTTCCCGGCCGTGCCGAAGCTGATCGTCACCGGGTCGTCGGCGGGCGGGTACACGGTCACCGGCCCCCAGGGGCGACGGATCACGGTTACCGCGGCGCTGACGTCCGCCGGGCACGAGATCGACCTTGCGACGGGGACGCTCACTGTCGGGGGCGTCCCCGTGCTCGGTGGCCTGACCCGGTTCGAGCCGTGGACGATCCCGCCCGGGCAGTCGGTCGCCGCGACGACGTCGGCCGGGTCGCTCACCGTCTCGGTCACGGACACCTACATCTGAGGGGGCGTTCGCATGTGGACAGCCTGGTCAGTCGACACCGTCACGGGGGAGCGGGTCGGGATGCTGCCGATCATGGACGCCTCCTGGGCGCGTGCGATCGGGATCGAGAACGCCGGCAGCGTCACCATCCCGATCGGGACCGGCGTGGTGGCGTACACGAAGCCGCAGCTGCGTGACCTGCTCGCGCACTGGAAGCGCACCATCGTGCTCGACTGGGACGGCACGGTCATGTACGCCGGCATCGTTCGAGGCCGCCCGTACCCGGGCGTCGGAACCCGCCGCATCCAAGTCGATCTCTGTGACCTCTGGGGGCTCTGGGCAAGGCGTGGCGCGTGGAACCACAACGCGCCGGTCGTGTCGAAGTGGAAGACGGAGATCACGAACGCGTCGCTCGAGCTCCTGGCGAAGCGCGCCGTGCAGCGCGGCATCACCGGTCCCGCGGCACCGCCGATGGGGGTGCCGATCACTCTCCCCGCGGACGTGGCTGGCACGCTGAAGCGGACCTACTACGGGTACCAGCTGGAGTACGTCGGCGACGTCCTGAACGATCTGATGAGCGAGGGGCTCGAGATCGACTTCGCCCCCCGCTGGGTGGGCGACAAGCTGAACTGGCTGATGCGGATGGGGCGGCCGATCGGGGGCAGCGCGCACGAGTTCCACCCGACGGCGGCGTTCCCGAACGTGTCCGCGTTCTCCGAGGTGACCGACGGTGCGCGGATGACGAACAACGCCCGCAACATCGGTGAAGGGTCCGAGGAGGACATGCTCGTCGGGTCGAGCCGCAACAACGCCTCCACCCTGCCGCTGCTGGACCGCACCACGCAGCGGAAGGGCGCGACGACGCTGCAGCAGCTGTGGGCGTACTCCGACTGGGATCTCGCCGCGTACGAGTTCCCCACCGGCGAGTACTCCTTCGACGTGCTCATGTCCGGCGAGGGGTCATCGATCGGGATGGGTGATCTCGCCCGGCTCTTTTTCTACGGCGATGACTGGATGGCTGACGGCTACCACGATCGTCGCGTCATCGGCCTGTCCGGGACGCTCGGCGAGAAGGTCACCGTCACCGTCGCGACCACTGGAGGTGACTGATGCCCGACTACATCAGCGGGGAGCGCGCGCTGCGCCAGGAGATCAACGAGCTCAAGCGGCAGATCCGCCAGCTCGGGACCGCGACCATCCAGAACTCGTCTGTCGGCCGTGCAGGCATCCGTGTTCACAGTGGCGGGATCGTCCTGATCGAGAACGGCGGCCTGGACGTCACCGGCACCGCGAGCGTCCTGGGCATTCTCGCCGGGAGCGGGGAGTTCGATTGGGAGGGAAGCGCCGAGCTGTCCGGCCCGGTGAAGATCACCGGGCCCTTCACGGTCGACGGGCTGACCGAGCTGCTCAAGACGCTGTCCGTTAAGGGGGCCGGGAAGATCCAGGTCGGCACCGCGATGACCCTCGACCCGTCGTCCGGCAGCGGCGCGGTGCTGTTCAATACCGGCGTGAAGCTCGAAGCCGACGGCAGCGGCGTCAGGCTCATCTCTGGAGTCGGCCCCCGAGTGTTCGTGTTCCCGAGCTCCGCCGGCATGCAGTTCGATCCGACGCGCGCAATCCAGGTGAACAGCTCAGGTACGCACGTCGTCGGGATGCTCTGGGCGGATGGTGGCTTGCAAACTACCGGCTCGAAGAGCTTCATCATGGAGCACCCCACGAAGGGTAGGCACTGGCTACGTCATGGGGCGACGGAGTCCCCCGTGTCGGGCATCGAGTACTGGGGCGAGGTGACTCTGAGCGCAGAGGGCGAGGCAACAGTCGAACTTCCGGAGTACTTCGAGGCGCTCGCCAAGCCTGAGGGGCGCACTGTTCTCGTCACTGGGCGGGGGTTCGTCCCCGACTGGACCGACATCGATGACGGCGCGTTCGTCATCACCGGCGAGGCTGGCCGTCGAGCCTCGTGGCTCGTGAAGGCGGAGCGATTCGGCGGAGACTTCCTGGTGGAGGAGCGTCAGCCCGACTGGGTGGCGGCCGAGAGCTCGTCCTGAACCCACTGCTCCGCATACTCGGGGCAGTAGGCGGCCGCGCCGGCGGAGAAGACCGCGAAGTTGTTCGCCGTGGCGGGCCTGTCGGGATCGTTCGTCTCGATCAGGGTGACCGTCTCGGCCGATCCACCTTCCGCGAGGACGCTGCACGCCTCATGCGCGAGGGCGATCCGGTCGGCGTCGGCCATTGAGATAAGAGGCTCGCCCGCCCGGCCCGTGCCAGTCATGTTGAGCACGGCGAGGTCAGGCGCGACGACGAGGCAGGGGAAGTCGTCTCCGGCGTTCGGGTGGCAGACCGCCCCGGGCGCGGTGAGCGCTTCGACGTCGATGCCAGGTTCGCTCGGTTCTGGCGTCTCACCCGGGGCGCTGGTCTCAACCGGCTCTGACGCGGCGCCCGCCTCGGGTGCGGTGTCGCTGGCCTGGCCTGCGAGCGCGATCGCGGTGGCGGTTCCGCCTCCGACGACGAGCACGGCGGCGATGGCTGAGGCGATGACGAGTCCCCGTTTCGGCATGCCCCGGAGCATACCCGCGCCCACCCCCGATTAATACCCCCAGCGCGGGGCGGAAGGAGCCACGCATGGCGATCGTCACGGGCAGCATGACCGATCTGGGGCTGTCTCCGATTCCCGGGTTGCAGCCGCGGCTCGGGTTCCAGGCGGATGCCGGGATCGATAGCGGGACGGTCCGCATCGACCGTCTGATCGAGGTCGTGCCGAACGCGCTCGGCGTGTTCAGCGTGAACCTCGCGCCGACGGACACGATCCGCCCGGCGACGTCGTACCGGCTCACGGTGACCTGGCTCGACGCTCTCGGGCAGCCGGCGGGCTTCGCGGAGATCCCGGGCCGCCTCTACGTCCCCGCCGATGGTGGCGCGCTGGGCGACCTCATCACGACCGACGGGGGAGCGCCCGGCCTCACCTGGGTTGGCCTCGAGCCGCCCGCCGAACGCGGGCCCTTCACGTCCTGGCTGCGCATGGACCCCGACAACATCGACGACTTCGACCCGGCCTCGGGCGACTACTACGAGTGGAGCTGACATGGCCTGGAAGAGAAAGACGAACCTCCGCGGCCCTCGCGGCCACGGCGTGAAGACGGCGCGGATCACCCCGCAGGGGCATCTGGTCCTGACTCTGACGGACCAGACCGAGCTCGACGCGGGCCTCGTGCGTGGCGCGCAGGGCATCCCTGGCATGAACGGTGCTCCCACGGATGCCGCGGTCGCCGGGCTCCTCGGCGGGGCGTCGCTGTCGAAGGACGCGGTGGAGGCGCTCGCGTGGGCGGTGTCCCAGCAGTCGCAGTTCAACGTCGTGAAGTTCGGCGCGGTGAAGGGCGCCGACGTCGACATTCGTCCGGCCCTGCAGTCGGCGCTCGACGCGGCCGCCGCGGCCGGCGGCGGTGTCGTGGTCGTCCCGCCCGGGCACTACGGGTACGCGGGTGTGGTGCGCTTCCCCGGGTCGAACATCACGATCCAGGCGTACGGGGTCACGTTCCACCGCATCGGCTCGGCTGGCGACTTCCTCCAGAACTGGGCCGCGGGCGACAAGACCACGCCCGGCTACGAGGGGAACTCGAACCTCGTCCTCCTCGGCTTCACCCTCGACCACCACGGCGACACGTACACGGGCGAGTCGAACGTCATCACGTTCAACCACTGCCGCAACGTCATCGTGCGGGACGTGTGGATGCTCCGAACGAAGGGCTTCCACGCGCTCGAGCTCAACGGTGTCGACGGGTTCGTCGTCGACAACTGCAACTTCCTCGGCTACCTCGCTGGCACCCAGTCGGGCAAGGAAGCGATCCAGATCGACTGTGCTCTGAACCCCACCGACTCGGGCGCCGCCGACGAGACGGTCACGAAGAACGGCACGATCCGGCATTGCTACTTCGGCCCGTTCGGGGCGATGGGTGCGCACACCATCGGAATCGGGTCGCACTCGCACGCCACGTCCGAGCGCTACTCGAACATCACGGTCGACGACTGCACGTTCGACCGCATGCTCACTCGGGCGATCGTCGCGTACTGGTGGCAGGACTCGAAGATCAGCCGCTGCAACGCAGCCCTGCTGCCAGGCTCGCAGGGCATCCGCGTCATGGCGAGCATCCGCGTCGTCGTCGAGAGCCCGACCATCACCGGGCCCGGCGCGTTCGGCATCACCTTCGGCGAAGGCTGCCTCAACTGTGAGGCCAAGGGCGGAAGCATCACCGGCACGAACGAGGGCGTCTACGACGGCGTCGGGAACGTCAACACCACCGTCAACGGGGTCAAGACGCACCAGACCGCGTCCTACAGCGTCACGATCGACGGCAGCACGGACGCGTTCGTCACGGCGGTCATCGCGAGCAGTCCCGGCTACCCGTCCGGCGCGGCATCCGCGATCCGCTTCACCGGGGGCGCGGTCCGTCCCGGCGCGACCGGGAACAAGGCGATCCCGCACGGGGTGCCCGGCGGCACTGAGGTCGCCGCGGGGGTCTCGGTGCATGCGTCCGTTGTGGACGCGTGGGTCTTCGGCAACGACTTCAAGGGCCTCGCGGCCGCGACGGTCGGCCCCGTGAACACGACCTCGAACCGGACCTGAAGGAGGACCGCATGGACTACCCCATCCAGGTGTCGACGTTCACCGTCACCGGCAAGCTCGCGTTCGGTGTCGCCGACTCCGATGACCCGGGCCTCGCTCCGGATCTCGTGCCCGTCCACAACGCCCGCATCCTGTTCACTCCGGACCTGGACCCGGCGATCTACCGGGTGCCGGCGGCATCGCTGACGGTGTTCCAGGAGCCCGTCGAGGCGACGACGAACATCGACGGCGCGATCTGCGGCCTCGTCGACGGCACCCCCGACGTGATCCTCCCGTACGGCCTGGACCCCGACATCGAACCGTCGGGGTGGACGTGGCGGGTGCAGATCACCGTCGAGGGGTTCCCGGTGCGGGACTTCCACATCACCGGGTCCGCGGGCGGCGTCGTCGATCTCGGCGGCGTCGTCCCCGTCCCGCCGGACCCCGGCGGCGACATTCCCGCGTGGGAGGCCGTGGTCGCGCAGGCGGTGTCCGCACGGGATGCTGCGATTGCCGCGGCCGCGTCGGTTGCGCCCGGGCAGCCGAACGGGACCGCGACCCTCGACTCGGGCGCGAAGCTCCCTGAGGCACAGGTGCCGTCCCGGCTTTCGGCGCCCGCCCTCGCGACGCTCATCTCCGATGCGCTCGCGACCTACGTCGAGCTCGACGCAGACGGGCTCATCCCGATCGACCTGCTGCCCGCGCTCACCGCGGCACTGATCCCGGACCTCGACGCGGCGAAGACCACGACTGGCGTGTTCGCCCGGGCCCGGATCGTCGCCGAGTACCCGCTCAAGACGGACCTGCCCGCCTCGGGCGCGTTCGTCGGACAGCGTGCACGGGTCACCGGCGACAGTGCGGCCAACACCGGCGAGTACCGCTGGAACGGGACCGCCTGGGTGCTGTGGGAGTCCGAGTGGATCGCCTGGACCCCTACCGTCACCGGCCTCACTGCCGGGGCGGGGGCAGCGACCGGCCGGTACCGGGTGCGGAACGGTGTCGTGCGGTGTGAGCTCGCGATCCCGATCACCGGGGCCATCACGATCTCGGGCGACCTCACCATCGGCCGCCCGGTCACCCCGGCCGACCGGATCGGGGAGGCGTACCTGCAGCTCGGCCGCGCCACCCTGAACGACACCGGCACCGGTTCGTTCGTCGGCGCCGTCCTCGACTGGTCCGGCACCACCGTCGCCGTCCGCTACCTGAACGCGTCCGCGATGCTCCTCGCGGTCACCGCGACGGCCCCGTTCACCTGGGCGAACACGGACCGCATCATCGCCCAGTTCGAGTACGCCGTCTAGGAGGTCCGTCATGTCGCTCGCATCCACCTACCGCACCCTCACCACGCCGTTCGGCGAGAAGGCCGACTACTACTCCCGCCCGCAGGGCCACTCCGGTGCCGACTACCGCGCCTCGGTGGGCGACCCGGTGCTCGCGTACGAGGACATCACGATCACGACCGTCAGCTGGTCCTACTGGCTCGGCTGGTGCGTCGAAGGGCGCGCCAGGGACGGCCGGTACATCGGCTGGGCGCACCTACGGAACGTCGGCGTCCGCGTCGGCCAGGTCGTCCGCAAGCTCGGCCAGATCGCCGAGGTCGCAGGCACCGACGACCGTCCCGGCAAGACGTGGTTCGGCGCCCACATTCACACGACCCTCTCCGACCAGGCGGAGGGCATCTTCGAGGGCCCGACCCTCGACCCGGCGCCCCGCATCCGCGCAGCGCTCGGAGGCAGCACCACGGCCGGCGGAGAGACCGCCGAGCTCGACAAGTCCGAGGAGGACGACGACATGGCGAAGAACAGCGGAATGTACTGGAAGCGCCGCGCCGACGGGAAGACCGAGTACTGCGTCTACAACACCGACTCCGGGTTCCGCGCGAACCACTCCGAGGTCGACGGCGAGTACAACAACCGGCTGGCGAAGGCGATGGACACCCCGCCTTGGGCCGAGGTGACCGAGGCGCACGCGAGGGTCATCATGGCCGCCGTGGACGCCGTCCGCGCGGCACGCTGAGGCGGGCGCTGATGCCGGAATGGCTCTTCGGCGGCCTGGTCACTGCTGGCGTCGGCATCATCGGCACGGTCGGGATCGTGGTCGGCTACTTCGTCTCGGCGAGGACGGCCCGTACCACGGCAGCGACTCAGGCGGCCAGCCAGGTCGAGATCGCGAAGCAGACCGCGGCGACGACGGCCGCAGTCGCGGAGAAGTCGAACGAGCAGCAGCTCATCGACCAGCTGCAGGAGGAGCTCACCGCGCACCGGGCCGAGCAGACCGAGCGCACGGCCCGGCTCGAGGAGCGGATGCAGAAGGTCGACGACCGCAACCACGATCTGATGCGCGAGCGCGACGGGTACCGCAACCACGCGCACGAGCTCCGCGCGCACATCTGGGACGGCAAGCCGCCGCCCCCGCCCGAATGGCCTGACGGCCTTCCCCGTTAGAGAGGAGCCCTGATGGCTTCCAAGTACGCCAGCAAGCAGTTCTGGATCGACACGGCCGACCGTGCGGTCGCCACGTTTGCGCAGGCCGCGGTCGGTGCGATCGGCGCCGGCGTGACCGGCATCCTCCAGATCGACCCGGTGCAGGTCGCCTCGGTCGCCGGCCTCGCCGCCGCGACGTCGATCCTGACGTCGATCGCGTTCCGCGGCGGAGCCGGTGGCGACCACGCCACCTGACCCCTGCTCACTGAAGCGCCCCCTCTCCTGCGGGAGAGGGGGCGCTTTCGTCGTGCGTGCGGACGTCGACGGCGGGCAGAGGGGAGCCTTCACTGAAGCGCTTCGCCCCGCTTTTGGGGGTAGCACGGGCATCGGCCACACGGCCCGTGGTCGATAGCTTTGACGAGGAGTATCGAGAGCTCGTCCCTACGATCAGGAGCATCCATGCGAAAAGCTGTCCTCGCTTCCGCCGCCGTTGCCTCGCTCGGCCTCGCGCTCGTGGGGTGCTCGTCTGGTGGCGGTGATACTGCGAAGGCGTTCTGCGACGAGGTGTCGAACTACAAGGACACGTACGTGATGCAGCTGACGGCGGCCAAGTACGACGACCATCTGATCGACAGTGGTGATGGTGCACTCAGCGACCTGCGAGGAATGTGGGCAGCCTGGCTGGAGGTCGCCCCCGACGAGCTCCGCTCAGACGTTGAGGACGTGAAGAACAGCTGGGACTACTACGAGGACGGTCTCACCGTGGAGGAAGTCACGGGCGTTGCTGGCGCGATCTCGGACGATACGACGATGGTGAACGTCGCCCGCTACATCCGGGAGACGTGCAGCTCGAGCTACGCCGCGGCGACCGACGACACGGGGGCTGAAGAGGAGCCGGCCGCGGAGCCCGCCGAGGCGGCAGGCCCGCTGCTCACGGACACGTGGACCGACGATGACGGGTACTCGTACGAGTTCTCCGTGCTCACAGCGGAGGGCACCGCGTCGAAGGACGTTGCGAACGCGAAGCCCGGCGAGGCGAACTTGACCTGGTCGTACACGATCACGGGTGAGGTGACGAACACGACGCCGGAGCGCAACGCGCCGATGCCGAGTCTTCGTGTCGAGCCGGTGTGGCCTGCTTCGAGCCCCGTGTGCTCGCTCGGCTGGCTCCTGGTCCAGCCGGCATTCAACTCGAACACGGACGGCCGCGAGGAGGCGTGGTGCACGCTCGGCAACGCGCCTTGGCAGCCCGTTGCCGACGGCAATCAGATCATGATGAACGAGACGTTGGTCGTCAACGCGTCGGTGTCGAACCCGATCGAGGTGCCAGCGCCGGAGGCTGATGCTGACGCGATTATCGCTGAGCTGCAGGCGCCGCCCATGTGGGCCATCGCACGAAACACGGGTGAGAACCTGCTCACGGATTGTCTGCTGAGCTCGGGCGGGTACTACCTCTCCGTCGCCACCGGGGACACCGGCTGCACCCCATAGGTGCGACTCTCGGCCGGCCCGCCCCTTGTCACCTTCGGGTGGCAGGGGGCGCGTTCGTAGTTCCCGGACGTTGCGGCGGTGCCGACCACCCGATGGGGCCCTTGCTGGCGTGGGAGGCGAGGAACGCCTGGTGCACCCGCTCGCACGACGCGCGGAGCGTGCGGAAGTAGCCTACGGTCGTCATCTGCGCGCCGTCGGGGGCGTCCTTCGGGAGCACCAGGGCCTGGTAGCCGAGCTCGCCGCTGCGGAGCATGATCGTCACGAGTCCGTACGCGCGACCGTCATCATCGACGAGCTGCCAGACCCCGGGTGCTCGTTCCTGTGTCGCGAGGAGAGCATGCCACTTCGGGCGGTCAGGCTGCGGCACGGGCGGTGCCTCGGCTTTTCCGGGCGTCGATCGCGGCCTGGTACACCTCCCACACCATCTCCGCGGCCAGGCGGAGCTCGTCGACGGGGAAGTAGCCGAGGAAGTCGCGGGCGCGTGGGTCGTCGGCCCAGGTGTCGGCGCGGAGGAGTTCGCGGGGCGGGTGGCCGGCGCCGATGCGGCGGATGATCGCGATGCGGCGGCCGCGGTCGAACTGCACCCATTCGCCGTCACGGATGGATCTGAGTTTCGGGGTCCAGTAGCGCATCGGGGGAACCTCTTGACGGTCGAGCGGTGGGGCGTATGCTCGTTAACTCTCGAACAAAATTTCGAATCTCGCAAGCCCGGAGGCGCACCATGATCCCCCTGACCGACCACGCCACCCTCTGGATCGAGCAGGACCGCCCGGTCCGCCTGTACTGGCGCGAGCAGCGGTGGCGCGTCACCGACACCCCGACCCCGCTCTACGCCGACGCCGACGACGTTCCGCCGATGATCACCCACCCCGGCAAGGTGCAGGCCGGGTGGCGGTTCCAGGCCACGAGCGAGGCGGGGGAGTCGTTCGTGCTCGACGCGCTGCGCGGCGGGGCAGGGTGGGCGGTCGTGCACGCCTACGCGTGATGCGCCACGAGCACTAGGCTCCGATGCATGCCAGTCGCATCGGTCTGCCCTGTCCACGGGCCGTTCCCCTCGCGGTATTACCATGCGGAGGGCTCGGTGGGCGTCAGCTTCGCCGGAAACACGGAACCCTGCCCCACGTGCAATCGGACGGCCCAAGTTATGGACGGCACATTCGACTTCGATGCGAACGGTCGCGCCCGAGTGATCGATGCGCCGGCATGGTCGCGGTTCGCGCTTATTGAGGTGCAACGCCAGCTGGAAGAGCTCGCGGCGGCACTCGCGGACGAGAGGATCTCCGACGCCGAGGCGGGTGAACGGATCGTGGGGACAGTGTCGGCAATCTCGGCGCGCGACAAGCTCCTAGGCGACTACATCGTCAAGGAGCTGAAAGGGAAGTCGAGAACGAAGAGCGTCAAAGTAGTCCTCTGGATCGCCGGATCAATCGCGAACATCGTGTTGGGGTCCGTCCTGTCGTGGGGCTACGGTGCTGTACTCGAGCTGATCAGCGATGCTGTCGAGCAAGCCGAGCAATCACATACGACTGAACGTGTGCAGGAGCCTCGGCCAGTGCCTTCCAAGCCTCACGACGAGCCCGCTGCGCCGCCGCCTGCTCTCGGCGAAGGTCCAGAAGGAGCAGGCTGATCCCGAGCAGAGCGAAAGCGCCCGAGCAAACGTGGACGTACCCGGGTGCGCCGGCCCACGCCAGCAGCTGCAGTGCAGCGGCCAGAGCGACGGAGGCGATGCCGGATGCGAACATAACGCCACATTAACACCGTCTGGTCAGGACAGAAAGGCGACGGGGTTGCGCGGCTGTGCGGGCTCGCGGCGCATGTCGCGGCCGGAATGTCCATGGGCGGTAGGAAGATGGCCCCGGGTCGAATTCACGAGCCCCACTGGGGTCAAAACCACTCATCGTAGGCACATTCGCTGAGGTGAACCTACGACATCTCTCGGCGTGTCGCTTCCGGCGCTGTGGGAATTCGGTCGTAGCTTCTACGTGAAAGACCCCCACGCCATCCGGCGAGGGGGTCCGATGTTCACAACTCCCCGAGGTAGCCGCCTCGGGCTGACGCTCTGGAAGGAGCACCAAATGAAGTACCACCATCGTAGTCCCCAGTGGGGTCAGATCGCACGATTGATTGACGCATTGCGTCGCCTGATCGGAATGCTGATCAACCTCATGAAGGCGATCGACGCCACGACGGCGTAGCTCGCGATGGGCTGGGTGCCTGGCCTCGTGTCAGGCACTCAGTTCATGCCTGCACACGTCCGAGCAGCACGTACCCGTCGGGTACCTGCGCCTCGAGTGCGGCGTTCGCGGCCGCGTAGTCGGCACCCTCGGCCTCGATCGTCTCGGGTCGGTCTGGGCGGATGGTGCCGCGTGCGGTCGTGACGCCGGCCTTCATCGAGAAGTGCGCCTGGATCAGCTCGTGCCCGGCCGGGACGAGCGCTTCGAGTGCTTCGTAGGCGGAGCCTCGGTCATGTCCCTCGGCGACGAGCTCAGTCGTGGCGGTGGGGCGGATGGTACCGATGAGGCGCATGACTCGATCGTACGGTTCAGTAGGCGAGGAACTCCTCGACGACGGGCGCCTCGTTCGTGCCGCTCACGTAGCACTCGAAGTTGATCTCCTGCTCCGCGTTGTACTCGTTCTTCACGTCGGCTGTGGCCTTCAGGAACCATCGGTCATCCTGGATCTCGTCGGCCAGCTTGCCGAGAATCCAGTGGGGGTCCCACCCGAACGGGAACTCGGCGGCGCCGCGCATGTCGCATGCTGCCTGTGCGTAGGTGCCAGTGAGTCCGGTCGAGGTTGCCTCCTGGGCGGTCGGCTCCTTCTCGGGCTTCGAGACGGTGAGTGTGACCGTGTCGCCGGCGGCGCCGGTCTCTCCGGCCGCGGGGGACTGTGCCTCGACGTTCCAGTTCCCAGCCATGAGTACGACCTTCCCGTCGGCGTCGAACTCGACGAGGAAGCCGGCCGCGAGGAGGGCGTCGCGTGCGTCGTTGCCCGGCATGCCGACGACGTCGGGGATAGGGGTGCCGGCGGTCTCGCTGGCGATCGGTTCGGGAGCCTCAGTGATCTTGGTCGCTCCGGCGGTGCTGCATCCCGTGAGGGTGAGCGCGAGGATGGCGGCGGCGATGATCGGGAGGCTCTTGGTCATCTCGGCAGCCTATCCGGACCACCGCCGCCGGTTCGGTGCCCCATTCGGGGCGCACCGCGGCTAAGCAGCGCGCCGTGCAGTTGATTGCGCGGGGAAGTGCGGCGAGCGAATTGGGGTGACGAAGGCGGTGCCGTTGGCGACCGCGCGCACCTCGTCCATACCGACGTGGAGGTAGCGCTGGGTGGTCGCGAGTGAGGCGTGCCCGAGGAACTCCTGCACGGCTCGGAGATCGCCGGTAGCTCGGTAGGCGGCGGTCGCTCCGGCATGGCGCAGCGAGTGAGGGTTCCAGCCTGTCGCCCGGGTGATGATCTTGCCCACGGCAACGGGGTGCATGTGGCTGCCGAATCGCCCGGGGAAGTAGTAGTCCGTCGCCTGTCCCCGCTCGAGCTCGAGTAGAACGGAGAGCAGGTCGTCGTTCGCGGGGACGTACCGGCTCTTGCCACCCTTCCCAGTGACTCGGAGGAGGTCGCCGTGGCGGTCGCGCACCTGGAGCGTTGTCAGCTCGGTGAGCCGGAGGCAACCGAAACGGGCGAGCAGGATCATCGCCTTCTGCTCGACGGGTGCGGTCACGAGGGCGAGCTGCAGGTCGCGGTCAGCGGCGACGCGGGGGACTGCTGAGGGGACTCGGATCGCCTCGAGTTCGGCGGACGGGTCGGTCGCGATGTAGCCGCGCCGGCTCGCCCATCCGAAGAACGCTCGGAACGACGAGAGGATCGACTTCCTCGCCTCCGGGGAATGGGTGAGTCGACGTCGTGCGAGGAACGCCTCGAGATCCTCGGTCGAGACGGTGCGGAGGTCGCGGTGCGTCAGCTGCAGCTGCTTGATGTGGCCGACACGCTGCTTCACAGTGCCCGTGGCGCGGCCTGCTGAGAGGAGGTGTGTTCGGAATGCGATGAGCAT